AATCATTTATCCATAATATTTCGAAGAAGAGTTTTTATCTCATTCATATCCTGTTTTAGAGAATCCAAATCACTACGCATATTATCAAATTTTCTTTTCTCCTCATGTTTTTTTCGAGAAAGTTCCATAAATTTATCAAATTCACTTTTGTTTTTATTGATGATAGCATTTGAATCCATATCTCTAACTAAAGATTTATCAGATTCAACTTTCAAATATTTTTCCATTATTCAATCTCAAATGATCTGAGAGCAATTGACCTAAAGTTTTTAATTCTAGGTGGTTTTGCTTGATTAGTAGATGTCATTACTACTTTTAACATGAATGCGTTAAATTGTGGAGTATTTTCTGCAGTGAATTTATATTCACTAAAAGTATTTGGAGTTGTATTTGGATTTACAACTTTGTCTGGAGATCCATCTGTATTAAATGGTATATAAGTAGCATTTGAATCATCACCATCACTTCTTAATAACTTATAGAATACTCGGATGTCTCCTTCTTCTTCTCTATGTCCATCAAATTGAACGAGTAATGAATTAGAGATAAATTCCAAATCAATCATCTTTGTTTCATATATGGCAGAGTTTGGATCAAAACCAGGAATTTTTGGTCTACTATCAGTTTCAAAATTTTCAACTTTATTATCAACTAAATTACTTATTGCAATAATATTTGGATTTTGTAAATCTATTACTGGAGATACATCTACAGTATCAGTTGTAAGTACGAGTTCAAGAGCAAATGATTTTTCATTATTGAGTATATTATATTCATTTACTTTTGAAGCTATGATTCTAGGATCATCAAGATAATTCAATTTATTTAAAGCTATATTTTCATAACCTTTATCTGTAAATGAGGCCTCATTACCACTTAAGCTAGTTCCAGAAGTTGTTTTTATCCTAGCAGTTATATTTGTTCCTGTGGGTGTAATTGATGTTATTTGTGGATCAATTGCTTCAAATGGAATGTTTTGGGATACTTGAACTCCGCTACCACCACCAGATTTAGTTGTATTAAATGTAGGTTGAGTTGAAGCAGTAGATACTTTTACAAAATAACTATCAAATGTTTTTTCTCTAGAATCAATATCATGTTCTGTATTGATTTTTCTTAGTGAAATTCCATTAAATTCATATTTAAATACTAAAGAATTTCCAACATGATTTGATTTTAAACTAGAGTCAATACCTCTAGATATTGTGGTTAAGTTATTTCCAGAAACACCTTTGTATTCGATAATTTCTTTATCAATTAAAATGTAACCAGGAAAAGAAGCATTAACTGTCTTACCTTCAAAGGTTGCAAAACTAGATCCAGATGTGACAGTTATTTGAGAACTATCATCATCTATTTTTTGAGTTAGTGTTGTTGGAACTCCATCGGGGTGAAAATTAACAATTTTTAATTTATTATTACTGGAATGCATTCCATGATTTTTATGATCAAACTGTAAAGTATAACCATCTCTTATAGAATCTGGAATAACTGAAGTAATCTCAGCATTAATTAAAGTAGTTTGTGATCCACCTTGAGTGAAATGAACCATATCAGTTGTTGAAACAAAATTATTTTTAACTTCATCTAAAACAATTAAGTCTGTTCCACCAATTGATACATGAGATGTAACTACTGCTCTTACTCCAGATCCAGTTGCACCAACAGAGTTCATAAGTAATAAATCACCAGGTGCATATCCAGATCCTTGTGTAGTTATAGTAACATTACCAGCAGTTATTGCAGATGGACTACCTGCAACCACAACTTGTGCTTCTAGACCTTGACCATCTCCTGTTAATGATGTAAAACCAATTCCAGTAAATGTTCCGTTTGTTAATCCAATACCAGTGTTTGGTACTATAGTTAATCTACTTGCTCCTGTTTTTATCGGCCCACCAGTTTTGAATATTCTTCCTGTATTAACAACTCCACTAACTGTTTGTTGAATTTCATCACCTTGTGTGAGAGTCATTTCAGTTGATATTCCTAATTTTACATTAACTCTCTTAGAGAATGCAATTGCTGGATTGTTTTTCTTTATTTTACCAAGAGGTAATTCACTATTATAAAGTAAAACACTTGATGGAGTGTTTGTAACAAAATTTGCTTTGTTAATTTTGAACTTAAGATCCTCATACTGACTCGCAGTCCAAGTGGTATTATTTTGTGATTTAAATAAAGATCCTAAAACTGGTTGAGTTGTGTTTAATCCTTGAGTTAGTAAATCAGTTTCCCCCATTCTATTAATGAATGTCAAATATTTTTCAGTGAAGAAAGCCATCAAAACTATGGCATATTCATGACCACTTTGTAAATAAACTGGTGTATCAAATTTAAATGTTGTAACAGCACTACCGTCATCGGATAAATTTATATCCTCTGGTTTTATTTTAGTTTCACCAAATGGAACAACCTCTTGTGTTGGTATTCCATCTCTCATTGTTCTTATCTGAACTGTTACTGGAATCTCATCATCCTTTGTTTTAAAGAATAATTCTCCACTTGTGATGAATATACCACTTTCAAATTCTCCTGCATTCACAAGGAATGATTGTGCTAATGGATCTCCCCTTCTTCTTCTTCTCGCTCTTGCTCTTCGTTGTTGTCTTCTTCGTGTTCTTCCCCATCCACCTCTTCTTCTTCTTGGTGTAGGTGTGGCTGCAAACGCTACATCTGCCACTGCTGTGACGCTTTCTGTAGTATCTTCAGTTCTCTCATCAGTAAATGTTCTTGATACGTCAGTTGTTCCAATCTCAAGTCTTTCAACTATAGGTTGTTTAATTGACAATGTTTGTTCTTGAGTGTTAGTTTGGTATCCACTTGAAAAATATTCTCCTTCTGCAGAACTAGAACCAGGATCTAATATACTTTCATTAGTTGCACTTGTAGTAACTTTAATTGTATTATTCCCAGTACTAAATATAGGATTTCCAGGAACTGATGGATCAGGTATGTGTAAAGAGAATATTAAATCACCAAATTGATCACTTACTAAAGTTATATCACCTATTGTTGCCTCTGCTGTTCCTGAAGAATTGACAATTGATTGACCTTTTCTAACATATCCAAAATGATCAACGTTATTTTGTAAAGCTAGATCAGCAGTATCAATATTTAAAATCTGACTTGTGCTTGAATATGATTGAGGAATAGATATCGGTTCACCTCCATCTACAACAGGTAAAATAGTTACAATTTCATTTGGATCATTATATGGCCCAAATTTATGACTTGGACTAGCAACTCTACATTTAATATTCGGTGCTCCACCTTGAATGGTAGTATTTTGAACGCTCTCAACCTCTTCATTAACTGCGAAACTTCCTCTTACCATTGTGATTGGAAGAAATTTTGGAACACAATACTTAGTCAAATCTTGATTTTCCATAAACACATAATATTTTGTATTTGGTTTCAATCTTTTTGCAAATACTTCAACATTTCTTGATCTCACGTTATATAAAACATCAACTCCAAGTACCTTAGTTCCTAAATCAACAACTGATTCGGTAGAAGATAATTCAAGACCAAAAGTTTTTTGAGTTCCAGATTCACTAAATGTTTGTCGAATTGTGTTTCTGACATCATTGGTAGTTGTTGTTGTAGTTCTTCGAACACCTCCTGTTCTTGCATTACCAGTTGTTGTGGTATTAGAAGTTGTTCTTGTAGAAAGAACTTCTCTTCCTATAACTGATTCATCAACTAATGTAGCACTGTCTCTACCATTCCAAGTTGTTTCATGAGAATTCCAAAAACTTGCTGCCATTCCACCATTTTCACGATCTTCCACTTGCAGTAATTCTGCGATAGCATCATAAGCATTATTAATCTCAATATTTTGTGCAGGTATAGGTGCTTCATGAATCCAGAAATCCGAGTTAGGAGTTAATTCAATTGATCCAACAAAAACATCAACTACAAATGGATTTAAATTTTCTGTTCTAGTAGCATGTGTTTGGTTTATGTAGATCTCTTCAGTATAATTTAAAGTTAATGCTGCTCCACCTCTGGTTATATTAGAATCTGGAAAATCACTAGCAAATTTATAATCAGCTGATTCTGGACTTGAAATTGTACTAGTTGTTTCAAATACCAGTCCTACATTTCTTTCGGTAGATCTTGGCCTACATTCACTATTTTCAATATCAATATCAAAATTAGATTCACCTGTTAAATTGTGTGAACTATGATTTCTAAAATTATCAACAAAAAAACCAGATTTGAATTTGTCTAATCCAGTATTTGGATCTTTAACTGCTAAGTTTTTAGTATCAGTTTCAAGTAATGATAGTGTAGTGTAATTTTCTAAATTTTTAATTCTACTTTCAAGACTACCAATATCCCTCATTGTATATCTCTTGTGAGGAACCCTTTTAATTAAAATTTCATTTTCAGCATTTCTAATATAAGGTGGAAGACTAATTGTAGCCACCTGAAAACCATCTTCATTTGGTATTGGAGATTTTGGATTTCTAGATGGAGTACCATCTTTTATTACAAATGCACCATCTTTGGTTAGATATAGTCTGTCAATTCTTCCTTGATAGTAAGAATAATCAACCACTACTGTTTTTCCAGAGATAACAGTATCAGATTTTGATGAACTAAAATCTCTAGATGCGTTTACAAATGGTGAAATACCAGAACCAGCTCTATTATAATTTCCAACTCTTGGTCTAAAATCTAAATAATCTGAAGCCCAACTATCCAATACATATGGTATATCATTTGAGTAGTTAAGAGTATTATAACTGTTTACTGTTTCAACGTTTCCTGATACTTCGTTGTTAACGAGATGATCAAATATAACTCTTAGTTTACGATTTGGTTTTTCAATATTAGGTTTTCTAATAAGTCTCGAATAATCAGCAAATTCTATTCTTTGACCATTGTCTAAATCATAATTTTTAAGTATATTTCTATCTCCAGGTGCTAATCCAGACACTACAGCAATAATGCCAGAGGTCTTCAGAGAGATGGTTTCTCCTATTTCGAAGGTATTTTCGTTTTCATAAACAAAGGACAACTGAGTCGCTTGTACAACCACTACACGAGCAACTGCACCCGATGTTGATCCAATAAATTGTTCACCAACAACTACATTGTTAGTAAATGTGTTACTTTGGTTTGTAACAGTAATTAATGGTAAACTTGGAGGATCAGTAACTACATCATTTGCTTCAAATACCCCTAAAATACGAGTTACTTCAGGAACATCTAATGATAATTCTTTATCTTGAACTCTAGTTCCATATATTGTGCTTGTTGTTAATCCATCAACTGTCGTTCCAGATCCAACTGACTCAGATCTATCAATGACTAAACTACTACATCTTGTAAGAGATTTTTCCTTTGATACTAATTTACTTCTTTTAACCGCTACTGTAAGTTTTGCAGTTCTACTGCCAGCCGTTCCAGATAAACCAGATATTGTAACTTGCTTCAATCCAATATCTACGCTCACCATTGTTGATAAAAGTTTTTCAACAACTCCATTAATTTCTAAAACATAATTAAATGCATTGAATGGTTCAAAGAAAAGATTAGTTGTATCTCCAGAAGTGGTGATTTCAGTGATATTAAAAACAACTGAATTATTAGTAAAACTTTTAGAAATTTGTTCTCTTATGATATAAGAACTATCCAAAACATTAATAGAAGAAATATAATTATCTGCCAATTTAACTCTAAATCCTGGATCATCTGTTTCATTTAAAGTTGGAACACGAACTATAATATCAGTTGGTGTCGAAGTTCTGACTAATCCATCACATGTGCCAGAGGCATTTGCAACATTTTCGATAAGAAAACTAGTTCCAGCAGTACCAATTGCTCTTACTCTGTTAAAAGTAGGAATAGTATTACTATGATTATTTCCAGTGTAACTGACAATATCTCCAACTTTGATTAATGATCTAAAATCGGTAACTGAAGATCCTCTTACAGTTGAAAAACCAGTGGTGCCATCAGAAGGTTGTGTAATTTCAAATTCTGCACCTGTCTGAAATACTTGCTTTTTCGAGTTTAAAACTGTATTTGCAGCAAAAGTTGTACTACCTGCTCCCAAACCAGTGCTACTGTGAACTGCTTTAACATCTTCAAAAGTGTTGTCTTCTATTGCAGTTACGCTATTACCCTCAGTAATACCATTAATAAGTAATGGTTCATTAAGTTGGAATTGTCCTGTAACATCAGTAAGAACAATTGTAGATGTATTTGTTATTGTAAACGCTGAGTATCCAACTGCCCCACTATTCTTACCCTCTACACGAGTATAAGAACCATAATCAACATCAATATTTTTTGAAAGTGTAAGACGTGTGTAAAGTTGAACATCATAAATTGATAAATTATAAGTTGTGACTGCCACTCCTGTGGAACTTGTTTGTTTATAATCGTAAACTTTTGCAGTTCCAACTCTTGTAGCTGCATCAAAAGATGCTCCACTTGTTGCAGCTTTTTCAGAAGTTAGTCGATTACGTAAAAGTTGAACTTGTCCACTAACACTATTATTTTGAAAACCAATATCTGGTGATCCGAAAATTTCAGATATCGAAACTGATTTTCCCATTCTAATTGGAACACTTTGATTCTCAACTAATTTTGTAGTTCTTGGTTTTAAAACATCTATTGATGAAGTAGCAAGATTTTCAACCTCATAACCTCTTACAAAAGCTTTTCCTGAAGAAATTTGTAAACTAATTAAGTCGTCTGATGGAGTATTACCATTTTGAGTTTGTTGAGTATCGAAATATATTCCCCTATTACTAATTCTATCATTTAAAGATTCTTTGGCGTTTACTGTAAATGGTCTTACATAATAATCACCAGATTCATCATAAGTTCTTCTAGCTAACTCATCAGCAAAAATATTATACTCAGTTTTAGTAACTATTTCTCTTATTTCACCATTTTCAATTCTCATCAATTCAATAAAATCATCATCATTATTATCTGATAAGAGTTTTTTATGTAAAGTAACTCCTAATTTAAATCTATCTGCACCTGGTGCTGATTCATTAGAAAATCCTTTTGCATTATCATACAAGTCAGAATTTACAGAAGATGGCCTTACTGTTTCTTCTTTTACTAAAAATCCAACTCTATAACTTGGTTCGTTTGTGTATTGATCTAATATTACACTAGAAGAAACGTTTTTTATAAAAAATCCACGAATAAAGTAAACCCCCTCACTTACAGAGAAAGCACATCCAGTTGATGTTGCATCAGATACTATACATCTAGCAAATTGACTATTTTCTGTTATGCTAGTATTTAAATAGTTGAAGGATGATAAAGTTATTAAATTTTCACCATCTAAAAAAGTACCAGTTGTACCATCTGTTCCTGATTTTGTATACTTTACATATAAAGTGTCAAATCCATCAATTGATTCTGATGATGTTAGTCTATTAATTACTGTTGCTTCTACTCCTGAAGTTTCTCCTTTAATTTTTATTCTTGCATCTGCTATAATTTTTGTATAGTTGATAACAGGAATATTCAAAAAATTTGGATCTATTTTTACTGCATTATACTCAGGATCGTATGAAGTTCCACCAGGAATTATCATAGAACCTTCTTTAAAGAAGTGTTGTCCAAATTTTTCTACTTGATTTTGAAGAATTGTTTGGAGAGTTGTTAATTCTCTTGCCTGAACTGGAAATCCTGGTTTAAATAGAACTTTTTGATAGTTTTTACTATCAACAAAATCATCAAAATAAGGAGAAACGTTTAAATTAGTATTTTGTGGCATCTTTTTAAAACTCTATTACGATTTTTACTTCTTCTTTTTGTGA